TAAGAGACTGGGCTTTTGGAAAAAATAGATATGAATTATTTATAGGTCATTATAAAATTTTAAGAAAAAGACAAATACCTAATCTTCCATTTCGTGATTGGAATGTTGATTATGGAGTGATTAATTGTACAATATGGGCATGGCATAATAGTGGTACCCATGATTTAGACGGAAATTATTTGAAATAGGAATATAATGATTGATTTAAATGAAGTCCTTGAAGAATGGACAAAAGATAATGTAATAAGTGATATGCATCTAGATGAATCCTCTCGTAAAACACCACTACTACATTCAAAATATTTAGAGAAATTAGCAAACGCAAAGTTATTATTGCGTAGAGCTGAGATGTCTCAAAAATCTTTATTAAAAGATAAGTGGTTATATTATAACGGAAAGATGACTCAAGAAGAAATAGTAGAAAAAGGTTGGGATCCAGATCCATTTGATGGTTTAAAAATATTAAAAGGTGAAATGGATTATTATTACGATGCCGATCCAGAAATACAAAAATCAGAAGAAAAGATACAATACTTTAAAACTGTAGTAGAAACATTAACAGATATAGTAGATACAATAAAATGGCGACACCAAACAATAAGCAATATAATTAAATGGAAGCAATTTCAGTCAGGAAATTAAGTCATGCAAATCTCCATATCGATTGTGATTATGGAGTAGCTGCTGAATTAAAAGAGTTTTTCTCTTTTTTTGTACCCGGTTATAGATTCATGCCGGCATTTAAACGCAGAATTTGGGATGGAAAAATACGTTTATTTGATTCAACGAGTGGTGAATTGCCAGCTGGTTTATATTATCATTTTCTTAAGATGTGTGAAAATAGAGGATATAAAGTTAAGTTAGTTAAAACTAAATATGGATTAGCTAATGATATAAATGATATTACTCCAGATGAAATATATAATTATTCTAAAAATTTAAAACTTCCTTGGGAATTAAGAGACTATCAATTTACTGCTGTATTACACGGATTAAAAAAGAAAAGAGCAATACTATTATCTCCTACTGGATCTGGTAAATCATTAATAATATATGTTTTAGTTAAGTACTGGTATGAAATGCTGACAACTGGATTGAATTGGCCTAAAGCTAGTAAGATATTGGTTATCGTACCTACAACTTCTCTAGTAGAACAGATGCATAGTGATTTTGTATCTTATGGTCAAGCCGAAGGTGGTATACATAAAATTTATTCAGGTAAAGATAAAGATAATATTCAATCTGCTATTGTTATTTCTACTTGGCAATCAATTTATAAATTGCCGAAAATGTGGTTCGAACAATTTGGTATGGTAATAGGTGATGAATGTCATGGATTTAAATCTAAATCATTAATGAATATTATGAATAAAGCAACAGAAGCTGAATATAGATTTGGAACAACCGGAACATTAGATGGAACTCAAACCCATGAATTAGTATTACAAGGTTTATTTGGAAAGACTTATAAAGTTACGACGACGCGCGCGCTGCAAGAAAATAAAACATTAGCTGATTTAGATATAAAAAGAATAGTATTAGAATATGATTTAGAATCTAGGCAAGATTTTGGCAAAAAGACTTATCAAGAAGAAATAGAGTATATAGTAGAAAACGATAAAAGAAATAAATTTATTCGTAACTTATCTTTAGATCAAAAAGGTAATACTTTAGTACTTTTTAATCTAGTCGAGAAGCACGGTAAGCCTCTTTTTGATTTGATAAATACTAAAGCAGACACTGAAAGGAAAATATTTTTTGTATCTGGAAACACTCAGACATCAGATCGTGAAGCCATTAGAGGTATTGTGGAAAAGCAAAAGAACTCTATTATTGTTGCTAGCCTTGGCACTTTTAGCACCGGGATTAATATTAAGAATCTCCATAATATTATATTTGCTTCTCCTTCTAAGTCGCAAATCAGAGTCCTCCAATCCATCGGACGAGGGCTTCGGGTAGCAGATAATAATAGTATTACTAATCTTTATGATATTATAGATAATATTAGTTATACAAATAGAAAAAATTTCGCATTATTGCACTCTGAAGAAAGATTAAAAATATATGACCGTGAAAAATTTAAATACAAAACATTTAAAGTAGAACTATGACTAAACCAATAATAAAACAATTTAAACTGTCTACCAAAGAAGAAATTATCTGTGAAGTATTAGAATGGGATAGTGAAGAAAGTAGTACTGTTTTAATAAGATCAGCTTTAAAAGTTGTAGAATCAGAAAATTATAAATCTGGAATAAAGGTATTTTCATTTAAGCCTTTTATGTTTTTCGGCGATGACCCAAGAATTATGCAAACTTTAAATAGTGAACATATAGTAGGTGAATTATCTCCTTGTACTTCTTTATTAAAAATGTATGCTAAATGCATTTTAAAAATTGCTAAAGAATATGATAATAATAAAGAACCGCCGACTATTGATTTAGAAGATTTAGATCATTTAGATGATTCAGAATTAGAAGCTTATTTAGAAACCCAATTAAGTCGACTTAAACAAGACTTAGAATTAGTAGAAGATTCCGGTACAGTAGATAATATTATTCAATTTAAACCAAAAGAAACTGTACATTAAAAGTATATATGTCTCCCCCCAAAATACCTTAATTTATTATACACGCATTTATAATAAATGTACACGGTTAATTTAATTAAATTTTCATTTAATAACAGAAAATAATACTTTACATTATATATTTTTTATAGTATAATTATACCAATGAAAGGATAAACATGGCACGTCAGAAAAGATTAAATATTCATTATGTTAATAATGCTCAGTTTTCTCAAGCCGTAGTAGATTATTGTACGTTAGTAGAAGAAGCTAAAAAAGATGGAAAAGAAATTCCAAAAGTAACAAACTATGTAGCTCATTGTTTTTTACGAATAGCAGAAGGTTTATCGCATAAAGCTAATTTTATACGATATACTTATAGAGAAGAAATGGTTATGGATGCCGTAGAAAATTGCCTTAAAGCTATAGGTAACTATAACTTAGAAGCAGCTACTAGAACCGGAAAACCTAATGCCTTTGCTTACTTTACTCAAATATCTTGGTATGCGTTTTTAAGACGTATTGATAAAGAAAAGAAACAACAAGATATAAAAATGAAGTATCTAACAAATTCAGGTATAGAAGAATTTATAGTACAAGGTGGAGAACAGGGTAATAATCATGTCATTGGTGCCTTTGTAGATTCTTTAAAAGATAGAATAGATAAAGTAAAATCTTATGATACTAAAATAAAGACTTTTGCTAAAAAACAAAAGAAAAAAAGAAAAGCTAAAATAGCTGATTCAGATTTATCAGAGTTTTTAATATGAGCGAAGAACTTAATATGTCAATCAGACGATTTTTAAAACAAGTAGGAGTAACATCCCAACAACAAATAGAAAAAGCTTGGAAAGAAAAAAATCCTGAAAATAAAAAAGTTAAAGCAGAAATGAAATTAACTATTTCTGATTTAAACCTTGAACACATCGTAAAAGTTGATTTAGGATGACCGAAGTACAAAAATTTAATTATAAAAAATTAATTTCAGAATATACTGTAATAGAAACTATTAATATTCCTACAGAAGCTATGGCTAAGATAGGAGTTCTTAAAGGAGATTTAATAGAAGTTGAAGTATTAGAAGATGATGGTATTGTAGTTATTAAAAAAACTATAGATCCAGTTAAAGAATATAGAATGAATGAGGGATTAATTAATGAAAATAGCGATATTGAATGATACGCATTGTGGTATACGAAACGCATCACAAATATTTTTAGACAACGCAGCAGACTTTTACGAAAACATATTTTTTCCAGAATGTGAGAAAAGAGGAATAACTCAAATCTTACATCTTGGTGATTATTATGATCATCGTAAGTATGTTAACTTTAAAGCTTTACAACATAATCGTAAACATTTTTTAGACGTTATGCGAAAAAGAGGAATGAGAATGGATATCATTCCTGGAAATCATGATGTCTATTTTAAAAATACTAATGAACTAAATTCATTAAAAGAATGTCTAGGGCATTATATGAATGAAGTCCATCTTATAATGGATCCAAAAGTAATGGATTACGGGTCTATGAAGATTGCTTTATTACCATGGATTAACCAAGAAAATTATGATCAATCTATGAATTTTATAAAGGATTGTAAAGCAGATTGGTGCGGATCACATTTAGAATTACAAGGTTTCGAATTAATGAGAGGAGTTAAAAATCCTCATGGTATGAGTGCTTCTCATTTCGAAAAGTTTGAATTAGTTATGACAGGTCATTTTCATTGTTCATCACGACAAGGTAATATTTGGTATTTAGGTTCTCAGATGGAGTTCTTTTGGTCTGATG